TAATCCTGTATTCGGTGCATAAGTCAACGTCCTTAAAGACTTAATTAACTGTTTACATCTTGGGTGAATAAACGTCCTCCTATCACCACTCGCATCTAGTAAAGCCGTATTAACACAAGTAATTTTATCCCTTATCTTCCACGGCGCACGTGGACTCGAAACATTAAATCCACTTCTCCTTAAAATACTATGATCAGTCGCACCAACGCCACTAGTTTTCCTCGCTCCACCTGTAGGGTCAGGACATGCTATTACTCTTCTTTCCACCCCATATCTGCGTACGACTTCTTCTGCAAAGTCCCATGTGGTTGCCCCACCTGTGAGCATGATTTCGTCAAACACATACAAGTTTTCCCCGTCCTTAACCGCACATATCCCTGACATTGGGTCTACGTTAAAGTCAACTCCTAAAAGTATCGGCGAAACTGTTATATCCTTTGCATCTACAGAAATATTGTCATCTCCAAAACTGATAGCCACTAATCCACTTAAATTTTCAAAGCTGGCTTCAAATTCTTGCCTAAATGTTCGTTTATCTAAACCTGCCCTAGCTGCTTCGATCTCATGCTTGGGTACGTTGCCCCCCTCAATTGTTGTATAACACCATCTTTTCCAGTCATTAGTAGGATCTTCTTGGCAATAACACCACAAGTCATAAAACCAACTTGCTGTCCCATCCGGTGTTGAAATAAACAATGCCCATCCTTGTTTATCAGCTAAAGCAGGTCTTATTACTTCAAACCATACTTCCGCATCCATAAAAGCGGCTTCGTCTAAAACTACCCCCGCTAAACTTCGACCCCTTAATGCCATCGCATTTTCTGTCCCTTTTAATTCAATTACTGAGTCATTTATTAATTCGATCTTTAAATCTGACTCGTTTTTGGACTTGATCCATACCTGTGGTACTAAGCGTTTTAAAACTTTCCATGCTATATCTTTTGCCATCCTATATGTTGGCGCACAATAAAAATATGTTTCCCCTGGCCTCTCAATCGCTGCCTTTAATAATTCAATACAACTTAAATATGATTTCCCAAATCTTCTTCCAGCTACTAATACCCTAAACCTTTTCTTGCTACTGAAAACTTGACCCTGCGCCCATCGAAGCCCTAATTCTTGTTTGTTTTTAACAGCCATACCCTAATACTAATACCTTTTTTTGCACTATACCCCCTCTACGACTAACTGTTTTTCTCATTAAAAGGTATTATCTTATTATCAATAGTTTTTCCGTGATTAACTGTGAGTGATTCAGCAGCTAAATTTGACCCTGAATATTTTGAAGGTTATATCGTCCCAGATGAAAGCAAGATTGGCAAAACAGGCAAAAGAACTGCAATCTTAAAAGATCAAAGGATTCAACGCCTTTATAAAAGGCAATTGGAAGGTCTTCCTGTGAGGCAGTTGGTTTTAGATCATGCAGCAAAAGAACATATTGCAGAAAATACGGCATGGCTAGATTGGAAAGCTGTTAGAGAATGGAGTAACAAGGATTGGGAATTTGATAAAGAAGACCTCATCCCCCGTCTTCAACATTTAAGAATTAATCTCTTTTATCGGGCAGTTAAAAAAGGTCAACTTCAAACTGCTGCTCAAATATTGGACTCATTAGGCAAGGTTGTTGGCGAATCTGTTGAAACTATCAATATCAATGCACCTGAACTCAAGATAAAGATTGAAGATAAGGAATAGTATTCTATTGATGTAAATTAATACTTGTTTTCAGATAATATTTTAGGTTCAGGGCTGTTGGCGTATGCCGACATACGTCTACTACCCTCCCCCCATTGGTGTAATAGTCGGCAACGTCTACTCGCTAAAGTTAATCTAATAGACTACTACTCTGTAGATGTTGACGAGTAAATGTAAATACGTCTACTAAATATTGACATTAAAATAATACTGTAAGATTAATATCATTGAGCTGCTATTGATAAATAATTCTTATATATATATTTATTTTATTAACTGTATTTATCAGTCTAATACTCTAATATATGATATGTAGATATATTAGTTATTTATCATCTTATGATCTTAATCTTATCTCATTCTGATTATCAGATACCAGATAACAGCAGACCATAAGCTACACCAAACTAATTTAACTACGCATAAAAACTATCCAAACAGCTAGCAAAAAGGCTATGTATTCAACAAGTTTTGATCTGTATCAAGATCTCAATTCACTAGGCATCCAGTGGCAACATCACCTTAAAGAAGAGGGAGTCATTGAGATCTCACAAGATTCTAAACAGTGGTTAGATGATAACTTCGCAGGTTGGGAGAATTAAACCAATGATTAACTTAAAAAAGTTTAGTTATTCGGTACTTATCGAAGCATTACCAGCAGAGCAAAAGATCAAAATGCTAGACACTATCGAACAGCATTATTTAAAAAAACTAATCAAACAATTGGAGAATTGAACCAATGCCAACTAAACAACGAACCACAACGAAGGCCAAGACCTATAAGGACCCAGACCAGCCAAACAAAATTTGTCAAGAGCTACTTAATGCTATTGATAAGGGTGTTAATCCTTGGGAGAAAACTTGGAGAGTAGACGGAGCAAAAAGGCCAACAAATTTTGCTACGGGTGAACAGTATCAGAATTCTAATATCCCATTGCTTTACCTTTATGAAGGGAGTCGGGGTTATTCCACTAGTTATTTTGCCGGCTACAAACAGGGGCAAGATTTGGGACTAGGTAAAGTGAGAAGTGGAGAGAAGGCCTGTTATTGTATTCAACCGCAATTAGTAAAAAAGATCGAGAACGAAGGGAAACCAGATCAAAAGGATAATAGTTTTATGATTTATAGATATAGACCAGTTTTCAACCTTGATCAGTGGGATACAACACCAGCAAAAAAAGAGTTAGAAAAAAAGTTAAAAGGAGACCACGCACCAGGGGCAGAAGTTCCTATCTACGATAAAGCAGAAGAGACTATAAAAAAATATTTAGCAAGACATAAGGATTTAAAATTCAGATATTCGGGTGATAGAAATTTTTTCAATTCAGAATTGTATCAAGTAACTATTGCGGATAGGGAGAGATTTTTTGACGAGGCAGCATTGTATTCAACTATTTTCCATGAGATCGGACACGCAACCTCGAAACCGCTTGATCGAAAAATGGGAAATGGATATGGATCTGCTGCTTATGCTTACGAGGAAATGCTAGTTGAAGCAGCATCATTTCAAGTTGCGGTAAAATTAGACGTACCAAAAACAAAACCAGATAGCCATGCTAGTTATTTAGATAGTTGGTCAAAATGTTTACGATTGAAGGATGGACCTAAAAAACTTATAACAGCATTAACAAGATCCACTGCAATTGCAAGTTATATTCTTAATGAGGATCAAGTATGAACACCTTATTAAATAGTTTAAATTTTCATTTATCTACCAGCACCCAGAATATCAAACTGGGTGTTGAGGATATGGCAACGACTACAACGTCAAGGGAGACGTGTCCTAACGATTGCCCCTTTAAAAAAACTGATAAAGTAAACGGGTGTTATGCTGATAATTTTCCATTATCGGTTCACTGGAATAAGATTACAGATAAGACCAGAGGAGTAAAATTTAAAGAATTTTTAAAACAGTTGAAAGCACTTTCTAAGCATAAAAATCTTAGATTATCACAAGCGGGTGATCTGGTATTAGATGATGAAAATAATATTTCAGAGGAATATTTAAATAAAATAATAAGACATACAAAACATTTAAAAAGTGTTTGGACTTATACGCACCACAATCTAGAGAATAGTGCAATTAATAGAGAACGAGTAATTAAAGCTACTAATCAGGGGCTAGTCATTAATTATTCTACTCAAAGCTTAGTTAAAGCAGATAAGGCATTCAACAGTAGATTATTACCAGTTACTGTTATTAAGTCAGATAATGAAAAAATAGAAGTTTTTAAAAAGGATAAAAAAACATATTACAAACTAACTAAAAAGATAACAACACCCGAAGGGAGAAGGTGTGTTTTATGCCCTGCACAACAATTTGAGAGCGTAAATTGTTCAAACTGTAAATTGTGTAATTTGAAGGATAGGGACTATGTGATTTTATTTGCTGTACATGGTAATCAGTCTAAAAAAGCAAACCAAACATTACAGGAGTTTTAAGCATGTCTGATTATTATGAAATTGAGAAGATCGCTTATGAAAATAAGCAAGATATTTTACATGATTATTGGAATAGAAAATATTATGCCTATGTTGAGGCATTTGAAGATCGATTAAAAAGTGAAGATGATGTTTTCTATAATGATTGGGTTAATACTTTAGATGAATTATTAGATCTAATAAAAACTCATCATAGTGACAATTTAAAAATTAGAATCACTAAGTATAAAAGGACATATATATGATTAACTATAGAATAGTGTTCTATCTTAATCCAGAATGCTCGTCATTATTAAGTGATCTTGAGATAGATTTTACTGAAAAAACTATTGATAATAATGATTATTTAATAGTAGTAAAATACTGCAAAGAATCATTATTAGAGTTATCTAATGAGGATCTTTGCAGTAATTTACTAGGTAATGAATTTAATGAGTTTTTAGATTATATTAAAAAAGTCTATTAAGACTCTATAGATTTTAATTCTGTTTTCATTAAGATAATAGTCCCGTTGAGTTTATTTAACTGGGCTATCTTTTCATTGTCAGGTGTTAAACTTGCAAGCTCTAATCCTAAGCAAGTACCTATTAGAACATTGATTAGATCAAGCTCGTTAATGTTTAGTTGTTTCATACCTTCTAATGATTGATTGTTAATTAGAGTATTTAGATACTCTGTTTTAATTTCAGACATAAGCTTGATAATTGTTAGATAATACTCTAATATACTAGAGTATTATGTTTAATAAATCAAGTTAATGTCTACACGATCCACAACAAAGGAACATA